ATCTCCAAATGCACTAAATGAAACATTACCGTCTATATCAGTAGCGTGTGCTGAAGCATGAGACCCATTCCTTGTGCTTACTTCAGCCGCTGATGATGTTGTTGGTTGGTCGTGGGTGATACCAGCAACCGGATTATGACGTGAAGTGTCTGCCGCTTTTACTGCATTATGTATAGTGAGAAAAGCGTAAATGTTTCCATCAGAAAAGTTGTTAGAAAAGTTTGCCGTAAATGTTCCGGTTGAATCGTCTGACTCTGAACTAATGTTAAATGACGCATTTGTGGTGTCGGTGCTTTGGACATATCTCAACAAAACCTTCGCCAAGCCTTCTTCCAAAGGCTGCGTAGCACTAGCTCCAACAGTGACGGTAACAGTTTTAGCAACACCTCTTCCGGTGAGCTTATCTGTAATAATCTCACTCATGCTAAGTCTCCATGTGCCGCGACATGAACCTGTCCTTCAGTCTGTGCGTTAGCTGTGTTGTAGAACTCTGTATTCATTGTTGATGAATCAACAACAGTTACCTGAAGCGATCTGTTTGCTGGGTTAGCTCCGTCTTTACCCCCGCCAGCAGTTGGAGCATAAAATGCATCTGACATTGCATTTGTAAGATTTATTCCATCTTCACTAGTCTCGTTTATTAAACTAGAGACATTGAGACTGCCCCTTGCCACCGGGGTGCTACTATCTGTAAGGGTATCAAAATAAACCCACGCTTTTGCCGCACTCTGCTTAGTCAGCGTAACAGGACTGGTCCCATCGTTTGCTACAAGTGTATCTACTTTTATTGTGCTCATAGTGTCACCAATGTTCCGCCTGTAGATACTGTTATTGTCACACCTGTGGCTACGGTTACCGGACCAGTGATGCTGGCATTTTCTGTAGCAGAGATCGTAACATTACTTGATACAGTTTGTGCGTTTACTTGAAACAAGTCTGTTTTTGTCTTGCTAGAGCCTGACGTAAAGAGCAAACCAGAAATAGTTGCGTTGATGTCGCTGGCTTCAAGACGAATAGCGCGTTCAGACAAACCACGATAGACGACGTATACATTGTTTGTGCCAGAACTCGGTGCAGCATCAAAAGTCAATGTTGTCCCAGCGGCTGTGTATGACTTACCAGAACCAGGTTCTTGTTGAACGTTGTTTACAAAAACTTCTAGATCTTCAGACACATTCACGGCGCGGTTTAGAGTGAACGAAGTATTTGAACCATTACCACTAAAAAACTGGCTGGTTGGAGTTGCTACAGATTTTGCAGGTGCGCCGCCTATATAGCTCATGATGTTACCCCGCTATCTCTGTAGCAGAGATGAATGAGATACCTCTTTCAGAGTAATCTTCGTCTGCATCTCCAATAGTTTTATTGACTGTAATCGAATCATCAGCGCGGGTTCTGACGCCACACTTGTATGCGATTTGTGATGTTGTTGCTGGAGTATCGAAGTAATCGTATCTCGCAATCTGTGGTGTGCTATTGTCGTCTGTATCGTTGAAAGTTCGCGTTGCCATGCTAATTCCTACATTTCTATTTCCTGACGCAATTGGTGCCAGTTTTGTAGCGTCTCTGAAGAAAAAGAATGTGTGATTAAATGAGTTGTTATTATCAGTACCAATTTCACAAAAGATATGTGCCTGAATATGGATTATGCTTGAAGAACTAATTGGTGTGATATTTACAGTTAACTGATTTATAGCCCTATCTACCCCTGCGACTGTGCTAAATAGTAGTCTAGCAGTGATCTGAGTATGCTGCACTTGCAACACAGCATTCCCTGAAGGCAAGCCACTTGCACCAATTACACTAATCGGCATTATGTGATCTCCAAGACTGAAACAGTAACATCTGCGGCTGAAGCCTGACTTGCAGTAATTCGTAGAATATCACTTGCATTCATAACAATCTTCTGATCTCCGCCTACGGCCACCAAAGACGAACCAACAGGCACGGTGGCTGACTTAACAATGTGCACATTGTCACCATCGTTGTTGATTAGCTGTACATTGACTGTGATTGTGGCGGTAAGAATGTTTGCGATATTCAAACCAATGATGGTTGTTTCTGTAGCTGATGGACAAGTGTAAACGTCTGCGTTTGCCGTGCCTACCGCTGTGTCCGTAAATGTTTTAAAAGCGTTTGCCATGTCGTCATCCTAATGCAATTGCAAACGCCAAGGCGTTTGGATCCTGTTCTGTAAAGCCTTGTATGTTTCCATTGGCGTCTAAGAAGGCCATTTTCTCCGCTGGCAGCGTACAAAAGATTGTACGGGTTCCTGAAGTCCAGTTCACCGCAGCATCTGAATTACTGGACTGCAAGATTGTTGTACGAGCTAATGTGGTGCCTGAAGCTGTGTATGTACCTATGCCCGTCTCAAAGTCTGTGCCGTCAGTGCATGTGTAATATGTAGTATTACTATTGCCTATCTGACCAAATGTTTCAAAACCAGTGACCGCACCAGCTAACGTGTAGGTGCCAGTGCCTGTCGTGGTTGTTGTTTCTTTGACACGATCTTTGAGCACCAGTGCCATTACTTCAACTCAATAGTTAGATTGTTTGTGTTTATCCGAAAGATATCACCAGTGGCTATCGTTTTACTAGCATCCAAGGCTCCAACAAATAGTATGTTACCAGAACTAGCAGCATCGACAATGAATGCATGTGTCACTGTGTTTGTTGTTCCAGTGGAAGCTGGAAACTCTATATTTGCTGCATTCTTGATAGTTTGCTGATCAGCAGAAGAAGAAGCTAAAGTCCAGTTTGCTGCTGTAACTTGCTGTCGAGCATAAGAACCAAAGGTTGCCTCTGTAACTGAGCCTGCCTCTGCGTCAGATACTGCTGTCGCCAAACCAACGTAGATACTGTCTCCGGGAGTCGAAAAAGACCCCGCGTTATTTTTGAAGATAAAGCTTAGTAGCTTATTCTCCAAGTAGGTGGTTGCTGCGTTTGCGGTTGCCATCTTATTTTACTCCTAGTTAAGTGCGTGGCCTATCAGGTAGACCTCTCCTGTAGGCATCGCTATTCTCTCTAGCTTCAGCCAAATCTTTTAGTCTTTGCATTTCTTGTGCAAACCTCTGCTCATATAGCTGCATCATGTCTGCTTCGCCCTTCATGTAAGTATACGCTTCGACAAGTGAGCCGTAAAGAAGGACGTTTGGAGCGTTAGTGCTCAACCAAGTTGTACCACTGTCGGCTCCTGCTGTTAAGCTGGTTGGGCGATAATAATAATGTAATTCAACATTGTAAGCCGCATCAGGGGTAGGGCTAAGAATAAAATTGTTTACATCAAAGACACCGTAGTATTTAGGTGTACCGTTAGCATTAGTATCAATCGCGTACTGCTGAACAAAATTTACATCCTTGAAGTCAATAAAATTCTTGTAGTTAGCATCTGTTATCTGAAGGGAGAAAGATGCTAGATAGTCGCTAGGAAGAGTTAAAAACTCATCACCAATTGACAACTGAGCATTTGCATTTTTACGAAATAGTTCAAGATCTACGAGTGTGAATACACGATCTTCTGCACTTCGTATGAACACAGGAAGATTTGTCACGAAAGTTGTTTCCGTGTTTTCTGCAAAATCTTGAATAGCTGTTTTTAGCTCTGCATATGTAAAAGACATTTTATGTTCACTATACTATTGTTATGTTTCCAACCATGCTGCTATGAGTGGTGCATTGATATACCAAAGACGTATCACTAGGCTCATGCGGAACAATAAATTGAGTTAATCCCTGAGTGCTATTAAAATTATCTGTGACACCTGTCGTAAAAGCCGAGCCGCCAGAAGAAGTCCTTATTTGTAGCGGGTGGCCGCTAACATACGAAGAATTATCTATTAGGTATGTATGACCTTTGTAGAAGGTAAAGTTAGGATTGTTACCAGCAGTGGCACCCGGCCCGGAGAACTGATAAGCAGATCCTGTCGCCGCAGTCGTTGTGTATTTAGTTACTGGGCCACTAGTTTCGTCGTTCAATCTAAGCCAGTTGCCACCATGAGCAAAGTAAAGACCACCTGTTGCGTGAACGTGTGCTACAGCCCCATGATATGTTGATGCACTAGGTAAATCGCTAAGAGCAGCATAGTAAAACACTATTTTATTAGCGCCGGAGCTAACGTCTAAAAGACCGTTTGCATCTATAATGTCTGTTAAGACATTGGAACTATTGCCTAACGCTGCATAAATCTCATTGAAGTTATCGTTTATTTTGTCCGCACCAACACGAAGACTATCTCCGGTGCCGTCATTCGCCGTTGTTCCAATTCCTACTGTCTGCTTTGCCATCTAACCCTCGTCAAAAGTCTTGTTTGTTGCGTCGAGTGTAACACTTGTCAAGTCAAACGTCGATGCGGACGTAGATGATGCTATTCCGGGCGCGACAGTTATGTTAACCCCGCCCCCTCTTAAATTACCAACAGATGCTGTGCCAACCGCAGTTATGGTGTATGAATTAGAATCTACAACGGTAATTGAATATCCTGCGGCTCTTTGTAGATTAGAAGAGGTAAACCCGTCAAAAGCATTTACCTTGCGAAAAATAACAACGTCTGATGTGCTGCGGTTATGAGAAGGCTCAAACACAGTTATGACTGAAGATCCAGTCGTTCCTGATTGAAAAGGATTGGGGGTTAGAAGAAGTCTTTGACCTTCTGTCTCAGTCCGTTGATCTGGTCTTGGCTGATACAAAGCTTGCGGGTCAGAACCCGGACGAATAGGTTCTAACTGAGGGTGCTTTGCCTCATATTCATCAGGTCCTACTTTTGAACCGTTCCACTCAGTAACCATTTCAGCCAGACGATACCGAAACCCGGATCTGTCTGAGTAGCCCCAAGCCTTTTTACCTGAAGCATATCGTGCCATCAGTTGACCCTCAGATACTGCATACTAGGTTGAATCTTGAGAGGCACACGATCTTCGTCTTCTGCCGCTGCACGTTGAAACTCTTCTTCATAAATAGACTTCAACAATTGCACACGATCTGGCGCTTTCTTGACTGAAAGGTAGTATGCAAGACCAGCGACCATACAAGGTAAAAACCTGAAAGGTGCATCTCCGGTGTTTACCAGCGTATCAACATCTTCGATACGCTTTACATAATAATACACTAAAGTATCGGTAGAGTTTTCTGGTGTTGCCCACAGTGTAATCTGTGGAGCTATTTGACGATCATAGTAGTACTGACTAGGACGGCCCTGTGTTGTTTTGTTAGGTAAGGCTAGATACTCTGATCTAGACATACGAGTCAATTCAGTATCGACTCCACTACGACGCACAACGACTTCAAGTAAATCTGTAAAGTTAGTGTTAAATGTGTATGTTGCAGTGCCTTGGGTCAAAGCCTGAGTGGCTTGTTTAACAGTCCACAGGTTGAGACCACGATTGGCCCAATCAGCAAACATTAAGTTCATTGATCTACGCGCTGATTTAGCGTCGTAAGCGGTGCGAACCTCAAGACCACACCGCTCATACGCCTCTTCGATAATCTCAGCTACGTCGAGATCAAAGTCTGTAGATCCTGAAGTCGCCATTTACTTTTTCACTGCCTTGCCTTTTTTAGCCATGACGGGTTTTTTCATTGCACCGCCACCACGCATACGCTTCATGGGAGCTTTCATTGCACCGCCACCCATCATTTTTTTTCTCATGTTAACATTTCCATCTTCTGCGAGCCTGTCTTAG